CGTGGCCGCTCCGGCAGCGCTTCAGGGGTCAGCGGTGACCGGCGAGGGGCAAACAGTGGTCGCGGCCTTCGTCGCCGCCACGGTCCTGGGTGGGGCCGATCCCGGCGGGATAGTCGCGATGGCAACGGCCCTGCCGCCGCCGGACAGCGACACGACCTACGGGCGCTATGCCGCCGGTTCGGCCACGGCGAACCTGCCGGTCGGAACGACGGTCGCCACCCTTCAGTCGCAGCTCGCGGTGCAGCGGCAAACCACCGCCACCGCCGGCGGCGCGGCCGTCGCGGCGATCGGCGGCTTCTCGGCGGCAACCGACCTGATGACGCCCCTCTCGGCAACGGTGGAGGCGATGCGGTCCGGCATCACCAACCCCGCCGATCAGCTCCGCATCTTGCAGTCGCTCGCTGCATTTTCGTTCGAGGATGGGGCCGGCGGGTCCGTGGGCATCGGCGCGGCGCAGGCGGTCATGCGCGATGCCGCCGCCGCCGCTTGCAGGCGGGCCGCCCTGGTCAGTCTGGCCCTTGCCTCGGCGGCCTATCAGCCGACCAGCTACAACGACGCGGCCGCAGTGCGGGAGGCGGTCGCCGCCGCCCTCGATGTCGAGATCACCGCCGCCGGGGATGCGGGCGAGGATGACGCCTATACCGGCCTGAAGCAGCTCCGCGCTGCGGTGGTGCGCGACCTGACGACGCGCGGGGCCAGCCTGCCGTCAACCGTTCCCGTTACCACGAGGGTCGCGATGCCGTCGCTCGCGTTGGCGCAAACGCTCTACCGCGACGCCGGCCGGGCCGATGAGATTGCGGCGGAGGCGGGGGCGATTCACCCGGCTTTCTGCCCGACCTCGTTCCTGGCGCTGGCCTCGTAATGTCAGCCTTTGCTCCGGCGGACCCTGATGCGGTCGCCATCGTCACCGGGTCAGACCGTTTCGAGGGCTGGCAGACGGTGGCGATTTCGCGCTCGTGCGAGACCATCCCGAACAACTTCTCGCTGTCCGCCTCGACCGAGTTCCTTCAGGGCGCGGCACTGAAGGGGACGCAGCCGGGGCTTGCCTGTCAAATCTACATCGGCACCGATCTGGTCATCAGCGGCAAGATTGACCGCCGCACGATCAACCTCGATGCCCACGGTCACATGGTCACGCTCACCGGGCGCGGCCTGACCCGGAACCTGGTCGATTGCAGCGCCGACATCGCCAACGACCCCACCATCAAGGGCGGCTCGATCAACGCCAAAGACACGCTCGACCTGGCAACACGGGTCTCCAAAGCCTACGGCGTCAAGGTCGTGTCAGCGGTCCAGGACCTCGGCATCGCCATCCCGAACTTTCAGGTCAGGTTGGGTGAAACGCCTTACGAGATCATCGAGAGCGTCGCCCGCTATGCGCGCTATCTGGTCTACGAGAACGAGGCCGGGATGCTGGTGCTTGACCGGGTTGGCACGCTCTCGATGGCGAGCGGCTTCACCGTGCCAGGCAACGTCGAGGCGATCACCGCCGAACGGTCGGTGGACGGTCGATACAGCGACTATATCGTGGTCGCGAGCGCGATCTATCAGCTCGCCGATCTGAGCCCGACGCAGAACCAGCGGGCGGCGGCGCAAGACCCGACCCTCGGCGAGCATCGCGTGAAGATCATGGTCTCGTCGCAATACTCGCCCGCGTTCGACATCGCCGAAGCGATGGCGAAGTGGGAAAAGGGAAGGCGCATAGGCCGGGCGCAGGCGGCGATGCTGACCTGTGATGCGTGGCGCGATGCCCCGCCAAGCGGCGGGACGCCCAGGCTCTGGACGCCGAACCGTCTGGCGACGATTAACGCCCCTGTCGCCGACATCGTTGGCGCCAACTGGATCATCGGCAGTGTGACCTTCCGCAAGGATTTGTCGGGGACGCACGCCGACCTGGTGCTGATGCCGCCGGACGCCTTCGCGGTGGAGCCAAACCCGCTGAACCTGTTCGACGCCCAGCTCGTCAATTCGCCCACGACTTCCAACCCGCCGCCGGCCTCGGCCGCCGCCCCGGCAGCACCGGCAACGGGTGGCTTCATCAAAGGCGATCCGAACCTGGGTGGCGCTGGAAGCCCTGTGGGGGGAGGGGATTGATGTCGGCAGCGCTGGAAGCCCGCATCATCGCCCTGGAGCGGCAAGTCGCCGCCCTGAGAAAGCTGGCCGGGCCATCCTCCACCTTCGGGCGGTCCACGATGGCCGTCAACGACACCGGCCCCGTCCAGACCGTGCAATCGACGCTCAACGTGCTCTCGGCGCGTGACGGTATCCCGGTCCTCTACAGCTACGGCTTCACCAGCTCGCCGCCGGTCAATGCCGACCTTCACATGGTCTACCGCGACAATGACCCGGCAAAGGCCGTCGTCATCGCCAGCGGCCATCAGTCCTATCGGATGCGCGGCCTGCAACCCGGCGAGGCGGCGATCTACGACCAGTGGGGCAACTCGGTCCACCTGACGGGGGCAAGCATCGTCATCACGTCATCCGCGGCGGTGCAGATCAATGCGCCCGCCCTGGTCGTCAGCGGAACCGTCACCTCGGGCGTGGGCGCCACCGGCACGTTCACCGACAGCACCGGATCGACCGTGACCGTGGAAGCCGGAATCATCACCAACATCAGCTAGAAAGGTTGCACCGCCGATGGACACCAACCCGGTCTACTTCGCGAACTTGACTGCCGAGATCAACGGCATCCAGGGGACCGGCGCGTGCGAGGCGATGCAAACCCTGGTCAACAAGGCGATGGCCGTGCTTCAGCAGGCGGTCACCGCGATCCGCGCGAAGATCGCCTCCCTGTCGGGATTGACCACCACGCCCACCGACCTCGGCTCGTGCATCGCGTGGATCACCGACGCCAAGACCTTCTTCGTCAAAGAGTTCAATGACGCGACCGCGCAACTGAATGACGTGATGAACTCGATCACGGCGCTGGTCTTGGCGATCGGCGCCGCGGCGGCGCGGCTGACGAGCTGTTCGATCACGGTCCCTGCCGTCGTCTGATGAGCGACATCCGCCTGGTCTGGAACCCCGGAACCGGGACGGCCGACTTCAACCTGACCGGATCGGCGCTGGAGCTGGGGCATGACCTGGAGACGGCGATCCTGATCTCGCTGTTCACGGACGGCCAAGCCGATCCCGGGGACATCGTTTACGACACCGATCCTCGCGGCTGGTGGGCCGACACCTATGCCGCGTTCGAGGATCCGACCCTGACGCCGCTGCCCGGCGACCGGACCGGCTCGAAGCTCTGGCAGGTGTTCGCCCGGCCGCGCAATCAGGAGACGCTGAACTGGATGCGCGACGAGGCAACGCGGTCGCTCGCATGGATGCTGAGTGATGGGGTCGCCTCCGCGATTGACGTGCAACCGCAGTTCACCAGCTCCGGCGGGGTCGGGCTTATCATCGGTCTGACCGCGAACGGCATCCCCAACAGCTACGCCCTGGCCTGGTCACAGGAGTCCTGATGCCATTCCCCAGGCCGACCCTTACGCAGCTTCGCACCCAGGCGATGCAGGACATCACCGCATCGGACCTCCCGAACGCGGACGGCTTCTTGCGTCGCGCGGTGCTGCGCGTCCTGGCCTGGGTCCAGGCCGGGCTTGCCTATCTGCACTACGGCTACCTCGACTGGATTTCCGGTCAGTCAACCCCGTTCACCGCGACGGCGGAATACCTCGACGCCTGGGCAGCGATGGCGCCGACGCCGGTGCTGCGCGAGGCCCCGCAGTTTGCCTCCGGCCCGGCGAGCTGGTCAGGGATCGCGACGACCGACCTTCCGGCCGGGACGCTCTGCTCGCGCAGCGACGGCACGCAATACGCCACAGCGGCGGATGCGACGGTCGTTGGCACGGCGGTTGCTGTGACGGTCGTTGCCGTGGTCGCGGGGTCCGCCGGCAACACCGACAGCGGATCGCCGTTGACGCTCTCGACCACCATTCCCGGCATCACGTCGCTGGGCGCGGCCACCGGGCCGATCACCGGGGGGACCGACCTAGAACTCGACGGGGCGCTGCGCGGTCGAATGCTGGAGAGCTATGCTGCACCGCCGCATGGCGGCAACGCCTCGGACTACATCACCTGGGCGCTGGAGGTTCCCGGCGTCACCCGCGCCTGGGCAGCACCGAGCGGCATGGGGGCCGGGTCGGTGATCGTTTACTTTATGATGGACCAGGCCGACGCCGCGTTCGGCGGCTTCCCGCAGGGGAGCAACGGCGGGGCCGCGCTGGAAGCTCGCACGCTGCCCGCGACCGGCGATCAGCTCACGGTGGCGAATCTCATCTATCCGCTGCGTCCAGTCACCGCCATCGTCTACGCCGTCGCGCCAATCGCGGAGACGCAAGCCTTCACGATTGCCGGGCTGACCGGAGCCACGACCGCGCAACAGGCGCAGATCGCGACCGCGATCACCGGCCTGTTCCTCCAGGTCGACTCACCGCTCGCTACGACCTCGATCGAGCAAAGTCAGGTTGACGCCGCGATCACCGCGATTGGCGGTCTGCCCTCGTTCGCCGTCACCTCGCCGTCGTCGTGGCCGATCACCTCGACGGCGGGATACCTGTTCACGCTCGGCGCGGTGACATACGTCTGATGCCGACCTTCGCTGATGAAGACTTCCATCAGGCGATGCTGCGGCTGCTGCCGCGAGGTCCGGCCTGGCGTGCCGATCCGGCCTCGAACCTGTCGGCAACGCTGCTCGGTCTGGCACCGACCTACACCCGCAGCAGCGCCGCCGCCGCGCAAGTGCTGGTGGACGCCAACCCGGACACGACAGAGAACCTTCTGGCGGAGTGGGAAGCCTCCCTCGGCCTGCCCGATCCCTGCACGGCGGCCAACCCCTCCCTGCAACAGCGCCAGGCCGCGGTGCGCGCGAAGTTTGGCGCGCGGGGGTCGTTGTCGGTCCCCTTCTTTATCGCGCTCGCCGCCGAACTCGGCTTCACTATCACGATCACCGAGTTCGCCCCGTTCACCGCCGAAATGGCGTGCGATCTGCCGGTTACGGATGCGATCTGGGCGAACGTCTGGCAGGTCAGCACGACGCAGATCACCACGTTCTACTTCTCGGCCGATCAGTCCAGCGCGGATGACCCGCTGGAAAGCTACGATGCCGGCGAGCTGATCTGTCGCATCACGCAGAACGCACCCGCCGAGACGACGGTGTTCTTCACCTTCCTGGTCCCGCCGCCGCCGCCGCTGGTGATGGTCGAGACCGGCAGTGCGGTCGATACGGTCTCCGTCACAACCTCGGTCGCGATGGCCGAGGTTGGAACGGCCATCGATGCGGTGAGCGCGGCCGTCTACTCAACGGTTTCCTTCAGCTATCTGGCCCCGACCACACCGGTTTCGCACACCGGATCGTGGCCAGCCGGCGGGCTGAACTTCGTCATCAACCCGGCACCACCGCCAACCGGAGCGCTGGGCTACTTCGTCTACTCGACCCAGAACGCAGTCGTGCCGTCCACCAGCGGCGCGACCTCGATCACCTACGACAACATCGGCGGCGGCTACACCGGGTTCGGCGAGTATCTGGCGCCCCCGTCCTCGGCCGGGACCTGGTATGTCTGGGCAATCGCCAAGGACAGTTCCGGCGTCCTTCTCGGCTGGGTGTGCTCGGGCGCGATTACCGTCACCTGATCGGAAACCACACATGCAACGCATCATCGACCCGACAGCGAACGCATCGCTTCCTCCGCCGCCGGCTCTCACCGGCACGACCGGCTACTTCTCCGGCGGCGTGCCTGGCGTCTCGGCGGCAACGCGGGTCCGCTACTGGTTCCTCAACATGCTGCAAGAGGAACTGATGTCGGTCCTGGCGCTTGCCGGAACCACCGCCGACAGCACCGCGACGGTGTTCAACCAACTCGCGACCTCGATCCAGGCGTTGATCTCCAGCGTCCCGCATGGCGTGTCGATCATCACCGCCAGCGGCAACTTCACGGTGCCTGCCGGGGTCACGGTGATCGACGCGGAAATCTGGGCGGGCGGCGCGGGTTCCTGGGCGTCGGTCGCCAGCAGCACAGGTCCGTGTGGCGGCGGGTGCGGCGGGGGCGGCTATGCCCGCAAGCGGATCACAGGTCTGACGCCTGGGGCCTCCATCGCCGTGACGATCGGCGCTGGCGGTCGGGCCGGGACAACCTCGCTGGGTCCGTCTGCCGGTGGGAACAGCGTCTTCGGCGGCTATATGTCCGCCTCCGGCGGCGGGATCAACGCGCTGAACAGCGTCGCCTCGCCTGCCCTCGGCGGCGCGGGCGGTATCGGGTCCGGGGGCGACGTGAACCTGAGCGGCGGCGACGGCGGCAACGGCATGAGCAACCAGATCATCAGCGGCGGCACGATAGTCGGCAACTCTGGCGGCTGGGGCGGCAACAGTGCGCTTTCCGGCGGCTTCATCAATTCCGGCACGTCCGGCAACAACGGCCGCTTTCCCGGCGGTGGCGCGTCGGGCGCTGGCACCGGGGCGAGCGGCGTAACCTCCTACCCTGGCGGGGCCGGCGCAGCCGGGATGTGCGTGGTCAGGTGGTAGCGCCGCGCACGCTGGCGGCGGCAACACCGCCGCGCGTTCTCGCGGCACCGGCCACGA